GTTATTGCAGAAGCTCAATATCAAGATGCAATGGTTGTTGATCATGAAATAAATGCAATGGCTATGTTTGTTAAACTTTTAAATGAAATATAAAATATGATAGATTTAAGTAAAAAGAAGATCGGCCCATCAGATATGAAGCCAATAATATGCAAAAATTGTGGAGGGATGTATTTCCGTCAAGTTGTATCAATAAACGTAGTTTCTAAACTATTAACAGGAAAAAAAGAGGACGAAGTGAGACCAGTTCCTACATTTCGATGTGATGATTGCGGTTATATTCCAGAAGAATTTAGAACTATAGACATTAAAGAATAATAATGAAAATTCACAAAGATTTAATAAGTATAGTTTTTAAAACATCTAATAGATCTAATTCGAGAACAAAGATAAAAACATTTCGTAATAAATGTATTGATGATGTTCTTAAACAAAAGAAAATTGTTGGCATACCTGAAAATGCAATTATATTAGAAATTGGAATGGGTAAACGTTTAGAAGAAAAATATAGAAAAAAATATAAATTATAATATGTCAAAAAAACCTGCAACTATATTTGATTTTATTGCTGGAGTAACTCATAAAAAGAAAAACTGGAATGAATATTCAGATATAGATCAAAAGAAATTTTCTCCATTTATTGTTAATAGATGGTTATCTATGAGACAAGAATTAGTTGAAATAATTAATGCATTTCAACATTTTACTATAGGAACATTATCTCCAAAAGACACATATCGATTATATCATGATATGTTGCCTCAATCTAAAAGTTTTGCAAAATACATAAAAGGTAAAGCTGCAGATAAATATAACAAAGAATTAGTTAAACAATTAGCTGAGCATTATCAAGTAAGCCAAACTGAAGCTACTGAATATATCGGATTAATGAACAAAGAAAAATGTGATTATATATTAACATTATATGGTTATTCAAATTCAGATAAAAAACGTTTATTAAAAGGTATAAAATAATTGGATAATACCGTAAAATTAATTATTATATAAATAATGAAAAGCGGAAACTATATTAATCCTATCTATAAATTATCCTTAAGAGATGCAACTACAGTACCAAGACGTATATCATATTCTCAATGGTCAATGTATGAAAAATGTCCTAAACAATGGAAACTATCATATATAGATAATTTAGCTCCATTTAATTATGGTATTAATTTATGTTTTGGTACTGCATTTCATGAAACACTTCAAGACTATCTAACTGTATTATACACTGAGTCAGTTAAACAAGCAGATCGATTAGATTTGTCTACTATGTTAATTAATAATTTGCGTAAAGAATATTCAGACTGCGTAGAAAAAAACAATGGAGAACATTTTTCTAATCCTAATGAATTAACAGAATATTTAGAAGATGGTATTGCCATATTAGAATGGTTTAAGAAAAAAAGAGCACAATATTTTTCTACCAAGAATTATGAATTAGTTGGAATAGAAGTTGAATTATGCACACAAGCATCTGCAGATAATCCATCTGTATATTGGTATGGTTTTATTGATTTGGTGGTTAGACATATTCCAACTAATAAAGTTACTATATATGATATAAAAACTAGCAGAATGGGCTGGAATAAATGGCAAAAAGCTGATAATATTAAATCTGCTCAATTAGTAGCATATAAGAATTATTTTTCTACTCAATTTGGAATACCTAAAGAAAATATAGATGTAGAATTTTTTATAGTTAAAAGAAAATTAATAGAAAATTCAATGTTTCCTCAAAAGCGTATACAAATACATAGACCAGCATCTGGTACAGTTACACAAAGAAAAATACAAAAAAGTATAGATTCGTTTATAACAAATTGTTTTGACGCTGAAGGCAATAAAAATGTAAACGGTAAATATTTAGCTATTGCTGGTAAAGGTAGTAAACACTGCAAATGGTGTCCTTTTAAAACAGATGATGTTAATTGCCCTAAAACAGAGAGGATACGACAATGAAACAAGTAGCAGTTTTAGGAAATACCAATTGGCAAAACAGAAGAAAAATACAAAAAACATTAACTGAATTAAAACATCGATTCGCAAACGAAGTTACAGTTTTAGGAGCTGGAGGTAAAGAGGGGGCTAATAGTATGATACGTAAATATACATTAGAATTTGGATTAAATTATAAAGAGTATAATCCATCATTTTCAGGATATAATTTATATTCAGCTATGCCTAAAACATATTATGGAAAACAATATCATTTTAGTCAATTACATCACAGAATGAAATTATTAGCACAGAATTGCGATTATATGATTATAATGACAAATGAAGAAAAATTAGATCCTGTATTAAAAACAGCATATAATAATGTAAACAAATTAAAAAAACCTGTAGTTATTTTAGGTTAATAATATTTATATAAAAGTTATAAAACATAAAAGGTTAATAAATGGAGTTACCAAAGTTACGTAAAATAGACACAACAATTCCTCCTAAAAAGAAAAAGAAAATTTTATTGTTATCAGATGATCTACGATTACCATCTGGGATAGGTACAATTAGTAAAGAAATTGTTCTTAATACAGTAAAAGAATATGATTGGGTACAATTAGGAGCAGCACTAAAACATCCTGACCACGGAAAGGGTGTTGATATTTCTCAAGACATTAGAAATGAAACTAACATATATGATGCATCTGTAAAAATTATTCCATGGACTGGATATGGTGATAGAAATATATTATTTTCTATAATACATCAAGAAAAACCTGATGCTATATTTCATTTTACTGATCCTAGATATTGGACGTGGTTGTATCAACTAGAACATGAAATTAAAACTACATATGGAATACCAATAATATATTATTCAATATGGGATGATCTTCCATATCCTATGTGGAATGCACCATTCTATGGAAGTTGTGATTTAATTATGGGTATTAGTAAACAATCTGATAATATTCATCGAGAAGTGTTATCTCAAAATGGATTTGAAGTTATAAATTATGATGATGAAAAACAAAAAAATCAATTCAAAAATTCGTCAAGTATACTTACAGGATATGTTCCACATGGTTTAAATCATAATATATATAAACCATTAGATGCTACAGATAAATCATATCAAACGTTATACACTAATATAAAACAAAAACACAATGTTGACTTTTTAGTTTTTTGGAACAATCGTAATATTAGAAGAAAACAGCCAGGAGATGTAATACTTGCATTTAAAACATTTGTAAATAAACTACCTAAACAAGATCAAAAACGTGTTGCATTACTAATGCACACACAAGCATCTGATAAAAATGGAACTGATTTACGAGCAATACATCAATCAATTGCTCCAGAATGTAAAATATTATTTTCTCAAAGTTCTATACCTTCACACGAATTAAATGCATTGTATAATATATCAGATGTAGTTGTAAATATTGCTTCAAATGAAGGGTGGGGACTTAGTAGCACAGAAGCAATGCTATCAGGAACACCTATTATTAATAATGTTACGGGAGGATTACAAGATCAATGTGGATTTTTAGATGAAAATGGAGAATGGTTACGATTTAACGGCGAGTTTTCTACTAATCATACTGGCAAATATAAAAATCATGGTACTTGGGTTGAACCAGTATTTCCTAGTAATAGATCAATGCAAGGATCGCCAGCTACTCCTTATATATTTGATGATAGAGCAAAATTTGAAGATGTTGCAGATGCTATTATGAAATGGTGGGAAACTCCAAAAAACGTTAGACAAAAATTTGGTCTAGCCGGCCGTTCATTTTGTTTAAACAATGGATTAACCGCAGAGCAAATGGGAAATAAAATGATTGAAATGATTAATCATCTGTTTGAAATGCCAAAACAACCAAAATTAAGATATACATTAAATAAAGTTACACCAAATAAATACGAAAAATCAGGAATAGTATGCGAACAGTAATTATAGCATCACCAGTAGCTACACAAAGTGGTTACGGTCATCACGCACGGGAAGTTATTGATAATTTTTTTAAATTTAAATCAAATGAATGGGATATTAAATTATTATCTATGCCATGGGGACATACACCATTTACATATCCAATACCATTTGAATGGACTAAACGTATAATATCATTACCATTAAAACAATCTCCAGATGTTTGGGTACAAATTACTGTTCCAAATGAATTTCAAGCAGTAGGAAAATATAATATAGGAGTAACTGCTGGTACAGAAGGAGATATATGTCCTCCAGAATGGATAGATAGTATTAATAAAATGCAAATGACAATCGTCCCTAGTAACTTTACAAAACAAGTTTTTGAAAATACAGCGAAAGCACATAATAAAACTATTACAACAAATTTACAAGTTGTTTCAGAATATTTTGACGAAAATACATATGACAATAAAAATGTTACTACAACAGTACCCATTTTAGATCGTCAAATTAAAGAGTCATTTGCATTTTTATCTGTTGGTCATTGGTTAACTGGAAATATTGGCGAAGATAGAAAAAATATAACAGGACTTGTGCATTGTTTCTTTGATACATTTAAAAATAAAAT